CCTCGACCTTGCCGTTGCTCAGGCTCTCCGTGTGGCAAAAGAAGCAGGTATTAAATCAATGGCCATGCCCGCAATCGAAACTGGCGTTTTCAAGTTCCCACCAGAGTTATCTGCTGAAATCATCATCAACGGCCTGCTGAATCGGAGTGAGGACTCCCCAGAGATCCATTTGGTTCGGATTTGCGTTGGCGCGCAAGAAATGAAGGCCGTTTTCGCTTCTACTTTTGCTGCAAAAATATCTTCTCCTGCATAGACCAGTCCATGGGGAACGGCTCCATCAGATCCTTCATTGTTAGGTGCGCCGGGTACTTCCCGTCCAGGATGGCTTCGACAATCGTGGGTGACAGGTAAGCCAGGCGCAGGATGCGGCTCACAAAAGATGGGCTGATGTTCTCGGACTTGGCCATGTCCTCAATTGAGGCGTGGGTTCCGTCAAATAGTTTGCGATGCCATCGATGGCCGCGTGCCAACAGTTTGACCATGGCGTTGTCAATCAGTGCCTCACGCCGCTCAATGGCCCGAGAACCGTCGGGCAGCACGATCACGGCCTTGCCACCGCGCCTGCGAAAAGTCATCGGAATCTCGGTGGTGAAACCCGCTTCAGTCTCTTGGCTCATGCTGCCTCCAGTTCTTTTTGTGGTTCAAGTGTGTCGAGCAACAGTTTGTTCAAACCCTTGTCGTGCCATTTGATTGCGATGCCGTCCTTGCGCACTGTGATTCGATCAACCAGGGTATGCAGAACCTTGGCCTGCTCCGCTGGGAAGAGTTCGTCCCAGACCGCGTCGATGGACTGCAATGCGCTTATGGCGTTTGTCTCTTCAACCCTGGGCCGCTGAGTATTGACCTCACGCACCGCATGGGCCAGTACCTCTGGTGAGCGCAGGATGCCGCGCATCTTCTCAACCACCACCTGTTCGATCTCACCGGCGGGGATGCGGCAGATGTCGCAGCTTTCTTTGCCGATCTTGATCGAGTCGGTGTTGATGTAGTAGCGGTAGGTTTTGTGCTGCTTGCGCGTCCAGCCAGGCGTGAAGGCCCGTCCTTGCTCAGAAAAAATAAGTCCGCGCAGTAGAGACGGTGCGCTGCCCCGACCCGCCAGCCTCGCCTTATTCATAGGGGTGCCGTTTTTCAGGTGCGTCTGCACCGTATCCCACAGCTCTTGCGTGATGATGCCGTCATGCTCACCAGGGAAGTGCTGACCCTTGTAGGCCGCAATGCCTATGTAAACCGGGTTGCTGAAGATCTTGTAGACAAGGCCTTTGGTGATCAACTTGCCTTCGCGGACAACGCCCTTGGCTGTTGTCCATGATTTGGAGGTGACACCGCGCTTGCGCAGATCTTTGACAATGGTTGCCATCGAGGGCGTAGCCGCAAAGCGAGCAAAAATCTCCTGAACAATGGCTGCTTCTTTGGGGTTGGGCACCAGTTTTCGCTCAACCACGTCATAGCCCAAAGCGGGCATCCCACCCATCCAGATGCCACGCTTGCGTGAGGCAGCAATCTTGTCGCGCACCCGTTCACCGGACAACTCACGCTCAAATTGTGCAAAGGACAGCAGTATGTTGAGCGTCAACCGTCCCATAGAGGTGGTGGTATTGAAGGACTGGGTGACCGAAACAAAGGTCACCTTGTGCTGATCAAAAAGCTCGACCAGCTTTGCAAAGTCGGCAAGCGACCGTGATAAACGATCAATCTTGTAAACCACGATGGTGTTCACCAAACCCTTCCGGACGTCTTCGAGCAGACGCTTGATGGCCGGGCGCTCGAGCGTGCCCCCTGAGAAACCGCCGTCGTCGTACCGATCCTTAAGCGTTACCCAGCCCTCAGACTTTTGGCTGGCAATGTAATTGGCGCAGGCATCGTGTTGGGCGTCCAGTGAGTTGAAGTTTTGGTCCAAGCCTTCTTCGGTGGACTTGCGCGTGTAGATCGCGCACAGGACTTTAGGGGTGGTAGCCATCAGACGCTCCTTCCAGAAGACATGCCAAAAAAGGTCCAACCGTTTCGGTTGGTGCCTGTAATCACCATGGCTATGCGTGAAATGGACTTGTAGCGTTGACCCGCGTATTCGAAATCGTCAACGTGCACCACCACCTCGTGGCGCTCACCATCCCATTCCCGAATCAGGCGCGTTCCGCAGATGGGCCTGCCATCAACCCTGCGGCGACGGACATCGGCTTTGCCGCCATCGAGTTGTTCGCCAAGTTTCTCTAGGCGCTTGACGGTCTCGCGGCGAAGGCCCCCAAGGGCCAGCTCCTGAATCCGGTATGCCAGACGCGTTTCAAGGAAGCGCCGGTTAAACGGCGGTGGTTCTGTCTGAAACATTTCTCGCCACATTTGCTTGAGGTCAGGTGTGGGCGAGGTTTTAAGGGCTGCAACGCGTGCAACAAGTGAGTCATTCATGGGTGTTGTCCTTGGTAGTCAAAACACCTGTATGAACGCTCTCTTCGGTACGGATAGCAAGTTGAGCTTCGCGTTTTTGGCGGTCCAGAAGGCGAATTGCGCCCTGGGCCAGGATCGCGCCGATGACGGCCATGGGGCTGCGCTCTGCGGGCGGAGTTGGTTGTGGGGTGTGTTTTGGGGCGGTCATGAAGGTTCATACCGCCGCAGGTGGGGTGTTTTCTCAGGAGGGCAGTACTTTGAAGCCCAAACCCACGCCCACTCGCAATGTCAGATGGGGTTTGACGGGGGTATTTGGGCAATTCCGCTGCATCCTGTGCCCGCCATGGGCGGGCACAGGATAACTAAGGAGCACAGAAGCACAGGACCACTGAGTACATTGAGCACAGTAAAAATTTTATAAGCCATTGATTTATATGGGGAAAGTTAATTTTTAGTGCAAAATTTTGCGCATCTGAACTTATTAAAAAGCGATGAATATATATAACTCAACATCTGAGTTGCCTATATTAGACGAGCACTGGATGCCAAAAGCGTTGCTTTAATCATAGCGAGTTTGAGTATTTGGCTCTAAAATTTGGGCACTGAAATCGAAAACTCAAAGGAAAACCAAATGTCCGCTGCATCAAACGCCAAAAAGATCTCCAAGGGCCAAGAGAAGGCCAAAGCGCTACGTGACAGCTGCTGGCCAGACCTGGACGATGACAAGCTCTGGAACCGAAAACTGGTTAAGGGCTTTACCACCATCCCCCGCACGATGCCCTTGATCATGAACATCATCGACTCGCTGACCAAGAACAAGCCAGCAGGCATGGTCTATTTCGTTTTGTGGTGCCGCACTTTTGACGAGTCACTGTTGGCCATCGACAACCCGATGACCCTCGCGTTCGAGTCTGGGTTTACTGGCGAGCGGGCACTGAGTACGTGGAAAGACCGCATGCGCTCCTTGGTTGAACTGGGTTTCATTGATGCCAAGGAAGGCCCCACAGGCGCGCACCACTATGTGTTGCTCTTCAACCCACACAAGGTGGTTTGGAACCTGAAAGATCGCATTCAGGAGGGCATGTTTAGGGAACTGCAGACACGTGCAATCGCTATTGGCGCAAGCGACATGGAACCCGCAAAGCCCGCAGAAGAAGTCAAACCAACATAACCATACCGCCACCACAGGCAAATAAACGAAAGAGAAGAAATATGAAAAAAGCATGGGAAAACGACAGTTGTGAGGCGGTTCAGTCCTACTTCACGGTGTACCGCGTGCCGGTCGCTGCTGCTTTGTGGTGTGGAATTGAGCCAGGTGAAGTTGAAGAACACCTGGCGATGTCTAAGGAAGTCGCAAGGGGGGTTTTGAAGCACCCCTACATCAACTGCCTGGAGCCCCGTTGCCGGGCGATTCAAGACGCAATCGTTACTGGGATTCTGCCGTGCAGCAGGGAAAACGGAAAAGTTGTAGCGCACGACGATCATGTTGCTGCTGAGCGACGTCACGTTTCCCGACAACACCTTAAAGACTGGATTGCCGCGCAGTTCCCGTCTGACAAGCCCGAATTTTTGTTTGACGCCATTGAGCGCAACACGCACTCAGCCATCAATATGGATGCCTTCCAGGCTTTGCAGGCGGATCGAGATGCTTTGAGAGTCAGACTGGAAAAGGCAGCTGATGAGTACCGCAAGCTGCGAGATGAGCGTAATGAGCTGATCGCTGCGAACGAAAAGCTAACTGAACAGCTTAAACCCATCAAGGACGTTGGACTGAGGGCCGAGACAACCTACCTGAACATCATTGGTGGAATGTTGGCCTTGTTCATGATGAAAAGCCCCTCAGGCAAGCCGCATTCTGTTTTTAGTAGTCAAGCGTCTTTGATCGATCAGCTGCTGGCCAACTTCAAGAAGCCCGGAATCACGCAACGGACTCTTGAGGAAAAATTTGCAGCCGCAAAAAAGAGCCTTGACCAGTAACCCAAAACCAAAACCAGCTACCGCAGTTGCGGTGGTGCTTCCCGCAATTGCGGTGATTTCATGAAGTAACCCCGGTCCAATGGCTTCATGTAAACGAAAACGAAAAAGGTGATGACATGTTGCAATTCGAAGACGGACAGGAAAATACTTCATACACGACTGCCATGCGCAGTCCCCGCATCATCCGCGATGCGGCCAACGACCCTTACTTCCGGGCTGCAATCAATGCAGCCAAGACCCGCACATACAGAGCAGCGGTTTCTGCCCGGCTGAGCACCTCGGAGCGGGAAGACCTGTATCAGGAAATCTTGCTTGACCTTCTCGAACGTGAGGCTCAATTTAATCCCGAGAAGGGCAGCCCCGGAACATTTACCGGTTTTGTGTCCGAGCACCGAACCGCCGAATTTCTCAAGGCCCGCAAGACAGACAGAGAGCGCTTGACCTTTGCCTCGGGTGAAGACGTTGACACGCTGGAGATTGTCAACATCAGCCAAGTACGACAAGGAATGGACCAGACGCAGGACGCGGCCAATGACGACGATGCTGCGCCGATCGGTTCAAGTGGATCAAATCACCGATCTCAATGGTTTGATGGGGACGACGATCTCTTTTCAAACTCCAACACTCTCCACGACCTGGAGACAGCACTGGCGCACATGAGCGAAGAACAAGCCGAACTCTTGGACTTGCTTGCTTCGCACCAGGACCTACCCACGGCATCCAAAGCCTGCGGTATGTCTACCGCCACCTTCTACCGCCGCGTCGCCGAACTGCAAATGCACCTTCGCATGTTCGGTATCAGGACTGCCGCCTGACCGATCGCGGGGTGGCTGAGAAAAACGCCCACCTCGCTCAGTAAAAACCTTTAACACCTGCAAACTCCGCGCCCCCTTGGGCAGCGGTGGTAGGCCAACTCACGCCCGGAGATTTGATGAATTACAAAAACGACCTAATTGAAACCTCACGCAGCCACTTGGGTCTGGGTGTGGATATTGGCCGCGCAGCGTTGCAGCCGGTTTACGTCCCTATTGAAAAACTGTCGGAGGCCAATCTGTGTGACTGGGTGGCTAGTGCGCTGGTTGGCCATTGCATTCAGTACCACGAGGGCCTGCTGCTGCGCGATCGCTCTGAGACAAGTAGCGACCTGACCACCAAAGATCGCGCACGAATTCACTCCGTCGCACGGCGCGCCTGGATCGCCTGTGAACTTGGGCTGGTTCACCTCTTTAGCCAAAAGGTGGGCGATGACCACTACCGATACATGGCCATGCGCTCCAGTTCCCCTCTGAAGCCCCCCGAAATCCGTACCCAGCTGCGTATCGCGCAGATGGCTCCAAGCAACCCAAAGCCCCACTGAAAGAAAGAGCACCCATGACGCCCGAACCAGAAGTGCTGGATGAAATAGGCCAGCTTTACATGAATGAGCTGGACAAGCTCCCGCTGCAAGACCTTGACCGGATGATCAAACAGGTCACTGCTGCCAAAGACACTGCCGCTTTGTACCTCAACGCATTGCAGTCCACCTTGCACAGTCGCTTGGGCGGTCATGCCCAACAACTTCGCCAAGAGGCTGGCAAGTCCACCGGCACTGTGCGGTTTGAGGTCGATGGCTACATGGTCGTCGCCGATTTGCCTAAGCGCCCTGAATACAACCAGGTCAAGCTCAAAGAAGCCGTGGAAGCGCTGCGTAAATGGGGCGAGGACCCGGAGAACTATGTCGGCATCGAAATCAAAGTCGCCGAGTCCAAGTACACCGCCTGGCCACCCGGTATCCGCGATCTGTTCGAACCTGCACGCACGCTCAAAACGGGCAAGCCCAGCTACAAGCTCGAGCAGATCAAGACCGGAGAAATCCCCGACGCTGCCAACGACAGTCACTTTGGTGGGGGTGTGTGATGGCCATTTCACTTGCACAACTCACCCGCGCCAATACGCCCAAGCCACCCCGCATTCTGATTCACGGTGTTGCAGGCGTTGGTAAAACCACCTTCGCCGCAGAAGCCAGCAAACCTGTGTTCGTGCAAACGGAAGACGGTCTGGGAACAATTCCGGCAGCTAGCTTTCCGCTTGCACGCACGTTTGAGGAAGTCCTTGAGTCACTGGCCTCGCTCTACACCGAGGACCATGACTTCAAAACCGTGGTCATTGACAGCGTTGACTGGCTCGAGCCCTTAGTTTGGGGCAAGGCCTGCCGCGACAACGGCTGGGGATCGATTGAAGACGCCGGGTACGGCAAAGGCTACGTGGCCGCTTTGAGTCTATGGCGTCAGTACATCGACGGCCTGAACGCACTGCGTGACGACCGTGGCATGACCGTTGTACAAATCGCGCACACCGACATCAAGCGTTTTGACTCGCCCGAGCACGACCCCTATGACCGGTACGTCATCAAGTTGCACACCCGTGCAGCGGCGCTGATGCAGGAGCACTCCGACATCGTGCTCTTTGCCAACTACCGCATCTCAACCGTGAAGGCCGATGTCGGCTTCAACAAAAAAGTAAACCGCGCCATGGGCTCGGGCGAGCGGGTGATTCACACCGCCGAGCGCCCAGCCTTTTTGGCCAAGAACCGCTATGGCCTTCCCGAGACCCTGCCACTGGACTGGCAGTCCTTTGCCCAGGCCATGCCCGATGTGATCAAGCCCATGTTGATCACCAACCCAGTTACCCCCACCAACCCCACCACCTGAAATTGAAATAGGAGAAATCACCATGGCTTCATTCGGACAAACTTTCGACGCATCCTCAGTTGAACCCAGCAGCGGCTACGAAGTCCTGCCACCCGGTAAATACCTCGCCCAAATTGTTGCAAGCGAAATGCGTGCAACCAAAGACGGCATGGGCCAGTACCTCTACCTTGAGGTGGATGTCATTGAGGGGCAGTACGCAGGCCGCAAGCTCTTTGATCGCCTGAACCTCATCAATGCCAATGCAGATGCTGTGCAAATCGCACAGCGCACGCTGTCATCTATCTGCCGTGCCGTTGGCAAGTTGCAGGTCAGCAATTCGGAGCAGTTGCACCTCATTCCATTGATTGCTGATGTGCGTGTGCGCCCCCCGAAGGGCATGTATGGCGAGAGCAACTCGGTCCGCTACCTGCCTCGCAGCGGTCAGGCTGCAAACGCCCCCACATTCAGCACTGGTCCAGCCAACCCGCCAGCGCGTCCTGCCGTTGCTACAGCAACACCTGCTGCCAACGGACTGCCCTGGAAGCGCCAAGCCTGAGGTCCCACTGCATGCACGAACACTTCACATTGCATCAACACGCGCTTGAGCCGGTTCACCTGCCGGACTCTGCGCAGGGCTGTCGGGAGCGAATGGCTGCGCTGCAAGGCGAGATTGCTTCCATTCGTGTTCAGATCGCAACGACTGACATTCGGCGGCAAACAGAGAAGAAGACGCTTGATGCTGCCTGGTTCCATCGCGCCAAAACCGCGCTGCGTTTAAAGCAGCAGGAGCTGGCGCAGGTGACTGTGCATCTTGCAACCTTTGATAAACGCGCTGCGCCCAATCACCGTGATGCCTTCAAAGACACCTTGATTGAAGTGGTGCGTGAAAACTGCAATGACCAGGAGTGGGCGGGCCTGGTGCAGCGTGCGCGTGACTTACACGCGAGCCAAGGAGGAAACCATGGCTGAACTGCCCGCCATCACAAGCCTTACCCGCGAGGCCATCTTCTCTGGCTATGAAGCAGATGCCAGTGATGGGTTTCGCAGCCACCTTGGCGCGTCCCTCATTGGCAAGGAATGCGAGCGTGCGCTTTGGTACGACTTTCGCTGGGTCACGCGAAGTAAGCACCCAGGCCGACTTCTGCGCTTGTTTGAAACCGGTCAACTGGAGGAGGCGCGCCTGGTGCTGAACCTGAGACGCACCGGTGCGACTGTGCTGGAAGTCGATCCCGAGACTGGACGTCAGTTTCGTGTTCAAGCCCATGGCGGCCATTTTGGAGGTTCGCTCGATGGCGTTGCTATCAATTTGCTTGAAGCACCCAAAGTCTGGCACGTGCTGGAGTTCAAGACGCACTCCAACAAGAGCTTTGGCGATCTGGTGGCCAAGAAGGTACGCGAGTCCAAACCGCAGCACTTTGCCCAGATGCAAATCTACATGCACCTGATGGGCATTACCCGATCGATGTACTTGGCTGTGAACAAGGACACCGATGACCTGTATGTCGAACGCGTGGAGGCAGATGTCACTTATGCGGAACTTCTTCTGGAAAAAGCCCGGCGAATCATCTTCGCCCAAGCCCCACTGCCACGCATCAGCGAGGAGCCCAGTTGGTATCAGTGCCGCATGTGTGACCACGCACCGGTTTGCCATGCAAACGGCAACAGCGTGGTGGCACCTGCGATCAATTGCCGTACTTGCTTGCACTCAACACCCATGGATGGTGGTTGGCATTGCGACCGGCATCAAAAACGCTTGACCGAAGTTGATCAGCGCACCGCTTGTGATCAGCACCTGTATCTGCCTCCACTTGTCCCTGCATCACAAGTTGATGCAGGCGAGGACTGGGTTGACTACGAATTTTCCAACGGAGTGCGCTGGCGCGATGCCGGTTTGAACAAGCACGCCGTCACATCGCATTTACCGCCCGCCAACTGAACCCGAAACCGCAAACCTAAACGCAATTGAAAAAGGAGTCCCTGTCATGAGCTTTTCCCTTCGCCCATACCAGAGCGCTGCCATCCAAGGCATCTACAACTATTTCCAAGATGAGAGCGGCAACCCGCTGGTGGTGATTCCAACCGCTGGTGGCAAGTCCCTTGTCATGGCCACCTTTGTTGAGGGCGTGCTCAAAGCCTTTCCAGATCAGCGCATCCTGATCGTGACTCATGTGCGTGAGCTGATTGAACAGAACTTTGCCGAACTCAAAAAGCTTTGGCCGCAAGCCCCGGCAGGGATTTATTCAGCAGGTCTTAAGAAGCGTGAGATCCGTGCGCAGATTTTGTTTGCTGGCATCCAGTCCATTCACAAGCGTGTGTATGACGTTCAGCAGTGCGATCTGGTGTTGATTGATGAAGCGCATTTGATCCCACGCTCCTCAAACACGATGTACCGCAAGTTTCTTGATGGCTTGAAGCGCATTAACCCCATGCTCAAAGTGATTGGTCTGACGGCCACGCCATACCGCCTTGACTCTGGGTTGTTGCATGAAGGTAGTGAGGCCATCTTCACTGACATCGCCTACGAGGTTTCGGTGCGCGAGTTGATTGATGACCACTACCTTTCGCCACTGATCTCCAAACGCATGGCAACGCAAATTGACCTCACTGGTGTGGGTACACGCGGCGGTGAGTTCATCCCGAAGGATTTGGAAGCGGCCATTGACCAGGACGCGATCACACAAAGCGCAGTCAATGAAATCTTCTCGTACTCAAAAAACCGCAAAAGCTGGCTGATCTTCTGTGCTGGCGTGGACCATGCGTACCACGTGCGTGATGCGGTGCGCAGCAGAGGAGTGACCTGCGAGACGATTGTGGGCGATACGCCCAGCGCCCAGCGCGAAGCGATCATCAATGACTTCAAGGCCGGACGAATTCAGTGCCTGACCAATGCCAATGTCTTGACGACAGGCTTTAACGCTCCTGCGGTAGACCTGATTGCCATGCTGCGCCCGACCAAGTCGGCGGGCTTGTATGTGCAGATCGTTGGTCGTGGCTGCCGCCTTGCACCGGGCAAGACCGACTGCTTGGTGCTCGACTTTGCCGGGAACATTGCGCGCCACGGACCCATTGACGCCATCAAGCCCAAGACACCCAAAGCGGGTGAAGACGGCGATGCGCCCACCAAAGCCTGCCCTGAGTGCGACAGCATCGTGCACGCGGCGGTACGTCAGTGCCCCGACTGTGGCCACATGTTCCCGGAGCCGCAAATCAAGATTGACGCCAAAGCCAGCACTTTGGACATCCTCTCTGGCGGTCCACCCGAGTGGGTGCCCGTGACACGGGTCAGTTATGCCCGGCACGACAAGACTCCT